GTGTTGAACAAGTATTTCCAAAAAAACTTACAAAAGATTTTGAAATTGTTGAAGCTCATTTAGATGAATATATATTAACCATTTATATTAGGGATAAAAGAACTGATGAAATTTATGAAAGTGCATTACCTTCTGAAGATTTAGAAGAATTTGTATGTAATATTAAATATTATGATGCTAATGGTTCTCATCCAACATATGATTGTGAAAATGAAGAAAAAATTGTTAATTCAATGATTATAGAATTAGGAAAACAAACTGTTGAATTAATTGAAAATTAAAATATATTGTTATTATCTCCAAATATTACCCACTAATTAAAAATATTGGTGGGTTTTTTATTTAATAAATATTAAATATAAATAAAAGGTATTACAATGATAGATATTTCAAAAGTTCAAATTAATCGTATATATGGATTACAAACATTATTAGGCGGATTTGCTCCTACATTTCGTTTTGTTCATATTAAAGAATTAGATAATACAATTAAAGGTAAATCTTATACTCAATTATTTAGAGAAGGTAAAACTAATTGTTTTGATAAAACAACAATTATTCTTGAACCTTGTAATATACCTTTAGTTTTTAATAATGAATTAGTTAATTATGAAAATTATGAAGCCAAAGAAATTAATCCCGTTTCTATTTTAGATACTGGAACATCTTTACAAGCTGGAAAAACTTATTACATTTATATTACTTCTGATAAAGAATTAATTTGTTCATTAAATTCAGATGCTCCAACAGGATATACAACATCTAATACTCAATGGTTATCTTCATTCCATACTGTATGTGCTAATGTTGGAACAATTTCTGGACATTTATTATCTGGATATAATGCTGGCGATATATTACCAAATTCAATATCTTGTATCTCATTTCGTCCACGATTTGCTGATGTTGATGGAATGGCATATATTGATGTAATTGATAAATGGTGTGATATTTATTTACAATCAGGAACTGGATTAAATACCAAATCAGTTTTTGGTGCAACAATTACTGATACTCGTTATTATCAAAATCACGTAGAAGATTTATTTTCAGTTGGTAAACATTTAGCTAATGATAATGAATTTACTGCATATGCATTTGGTTCTAATCAAGGAACTGCTATTTCTGGTGCTGCTGACCCAGTAACAACTGGTGGACACGTAGATACTGCTGGTAGAAGAATGATTTCTGTTTATGGTATAGAAGATTGTTGCGGTGCTTTATGGCAATATTTAAATTCAACTGGTGCATCTGGTGGAAGTGGTTGGACTGTTATTAATACTGATATGGGTAAAGGTTCTTTTTTCGGTGAAGGTTTCGTTTTGCTGGCTGGTGGTTCTTGGACTGATTCGTCTTACTGCGGGGTTGGTTCTCGTACTAGTGACAATTCTCGTGCTTATTTGGGCGGCACTTACTCGGTGCGGGGGCTTGCTGCTAATGCTAAGGGATTTGAGTAAAACTCAAATCCTTTTCTTTTTAGACCGCCTTGTGCGGTCATATAGCAAACGACAGGGCAGCCTTGCGATGCCCGTCTTTATTCAAAATAAAAATAATTTCGTTTAGTATCTTTCTTTAATGTTGCATCAAAGGGAAATATCTTTGTATTTTCTTCTTTTTCTAATTGTGAAATTTCTTCTAAATCTCTGATAATAACCGATGCTTTAGTTATAATAATTTTTTCTTCACCATTATATATTAAATGTATTTTAACAGTTTTAACTGCTTCTTTATTTTTATCATCTTCATTATTATCATTCTTTTTATAATATTCCCAACCTGTTATTGTTATTTCTTTATTAATAAAATCATTAATTTTCATTGATAACATTTTATTTGTATGTAATTTGTTTTTAAATTCTGCATATCTCATTATAATCTCCTTTAAACATTCTTCAATTTTATATTTTTTCATAAATCTATAAGAATCAGCGTGTTTACACCAACCATATGAGCTGGCAACTTGCCCATTCATTCTAAATAATTCTTTTTGAGTTAATTCATAATTTTTTAATTTATATTGAATTTTTAACATTCTCTTTTTAACTTTTTTAGCAGTTCTTTTTCTAACTAAAGTATATTGAGGAAAATGTCTATATCCAACAAAATCAACACCTTGTTTAGTTTTAAATAAATCACATTTGCTTAATTTCATATCTAATTCATTAGTAACAAATTCAATAATTTTTTCTTTGCACCAATTTAAATACTTTTTATCATTTGAAAATAAACAAAAATCATCACAATATCTTAAATAATGTTTGCATTTTAAAGTGTGCTTAACAAACATATCTAATTTAGTCATATAAATATTTCCAAAAATTTGAGAAGAATAATTACCAATTGGAATACCTTTTCCAGTATCCTTATTATGACTATCAATAATTGCGTATAAAGCATTGAGAAATCTTATATCTTTAATTTTTCTTGCTAAACACTCTTTTAATATTTTATGATTAATATTTGGATAAAATTTAGAAATATCTAATTTTAAACAATAATTATTATGTTTAACAATTTCTTTGCATTTATCTGAACATTTATGTTGACCTTTATTTTTTCTACAACAATAACTATCAAAAATAAATGTTGGCTCAAAAATTCGTTCTGTAATCATCATTGATGCCCAATGGTAAATTCTTTCTTCAATTCTTGCTACAAATATTTTACGTTCTTTAGGTTCATAAATAGTATGTTCTTTATAACCCTTAAATTCAAAAGTACCATTAATAACATCTTGACGAATTTTTTCTAAATATTCGTCACCTTTTCTCATAATAGCTTTGACACAATATTTTTTAACTTTACCTCGTAAAGCTCTTTTTCTTGCTTCAAACCAATGTTCTTGTGAAGTAAATTCTTCCCATAAATTATTAATTCTTTTCATTTATTTTTACTCTAATTGAAAAATAATATTTTCAAATTCTTTTACTAATATTATTTTTACAATTTTGATGTTTAGCCTATTAAGACAAGGTTCAAAATTCAGCTAATGCTCAAAAAAGAGATTATATCAAGCCCTCGCACCGAGTTATTGTCGTTCAAATTAGCACGAGAATTGTTACTATTACGAGAACCAACTCCGTAGTTAGATGAATCATTCCAATTACCACCAGCTTGCAAAACGAATAAACTTTGAACCATTAAAATTTAATATAAATCTTTTTCTAATTACTTTCAATTTTTTTAAAAAGAGTACCAATACGCCCTTTACTTAATATTTTAATTTTTTCATCATCTGGGGATAAAAAATAATTTTGTTTACCATCATTATACCAATGTTTTCCATATGCTTTATTTTTCTTATTTTTATGTAAATCTTTCCATTCTTTTACTGTAATAAAACCTTGTGGTATTTCATTATCAAAAAACATTTTCTTTTCATTAATATTAATAGCTTTTTTATGAATATACCAATGTTTACCAAAATTAGGATTATTTTGACCTTTAAAAATTTCTGATAAATGTTGTTTAAATTTTTCTGTACGAGGTTTTATATAAAAATCTGGCATTAATTCTGGTTTTTCTTTCCAAGTTTTCCATCGTTCTTTATTAAAATTACTAATTTTTTGATAAGTTTCTTCTGTAAAATATTTTTTTCCACCAAATTTTACTCCTGAATTTAATAATTTTCTAACAGCTATAATATTTTCTCTTTTTTCAATTGGTTTATTATTAATGTGAGAAAAACTTCCTGTACCACCTTCGTGAATATTATAAGTATCTTTTCTGTTACAGAATTCTTTTGTTACAAGTTCTTTTTCTAATTTAAAAGCATCATTTTCATTATCAAAACTTTGAATAATATTTTTTTGAAAATTATTTTTTCCATATTTTTTAATTGCTTCTTTAATTAATTTTCCTGACCCCATATATGAATCTAATAAAGGATTTTCTCCTTTATATTTTCTTTTTCCAATGTAAATTTTATTATTAATTTTATTTGTTATTTGATAAACATAATATATCATTATAATCCTTTATTAAATTTGTGAATTGCTTATAACTGTATTTATGTCCTAAATTATTTTATTGACAATTAAAATAAAATAATTTATAAATAATTTTGAATGGTGCTGATAAATTATCCCAAAGTAAATGATAGTGACCTGGGTTTAACTCCCAGCCGCTCCACCAGGAAAATATTATGAAAAATCAATGTATTAGGGGCGGACGGAATTTTGAACATTATTGAAAATGGCTATAATGTACCTGGCGAGATACCACCAATATCGGTTCAAAATAAAATGAATGCTAACGAAAACGTTAACTATAACTATAATGTAATTGCTGCTTAATCCTAACGGATGAAGGCTTTTATGTTTAGTGGGGAAACAGTTATCCTTGCAACAGAAATGACTGCGACTGAAATAATACATAAATAAGTTAAGCTCCCATTTGGGAGCTTTGTTTTTATGTCATTATTATTTGTTTAATAACCGAAAAATGAAATAAGTTATTGAAATTACTAATAAATTGTGTGTCATCGTTATTTGTCGCTAATATTTGATAAAATAATTAACAATAGAAGCAGGTGGTTGTACTGTATTTGATTTTCCATATATTGAAGAAGAACGAGATGCATCAAAATTACAAAGATATGTATCTCTTTCTGACCTACCAGCATAGTTTATATGTTGCGCATTAGATAAATAAAATGACCCATTAGCAGTATCTATACCAGCATTATTATATGCACTAAAATTACCTGTAATATTAGGCAAACCAGCTTCAATATTTTGACCTATTGTTTGATTATCATTAATCATTTGAAGAAATTTACCTTTATAATTTGGAACGTTAAAATTATTTTCTGAACCACCAAAAGTATAACCAATTACAGCAAATAAGTCAGGATAATCAGTTGTTGAATAACTTGCTCCATCACATAATAACCATCCTTCTTTTTCTGTTCTTAATGAATAACATAAATCACCAACTTCTATATCACTTTTATTTCCACCTAATAATAAAACTTTTTGAGAAACTTCATTACTTCCGAGATATAATGCCATTATTAAATCCTTAAATTTTATCCTTTGAAGTTATTTAATAAATAACTTCAAACCTTTTTAATACTTCAAACTGTGAATAAATACTTTTATAGATTTACAAGAGGAATTATTAAATGGTTAGTATTTTAGATAATAAAACAATTGCTGAATTAGTTGTTAAAAATGGTGATGATTATCAAAAAATTAATCCAGAAACTTTAGCAACTATTGTTGAAGATGTTACTGGAACAACAACTGAAACAGAAAAAACTGTTCAAGAACACATTGATAATAAATCAATTCACTTAACAGCTGAAGATGTTGAAGATTTAACAAAAGATAATTTGAAATCTGAAGATATTGTTGCAGGTGCAAATATTACTGTAACTACTGACCCAGATACTAATAAAGTTACAATTTCAACAACTGACCATCCAGTAGAAGATTTTTTAACAAAAGAAGATATTAAAGCGACTGATGATTCTATTACAGTAACACCTAGTGAAACTGATAATACTGTTTCTCTTAAAGTTAATTTTCCTGATAGTTCAAAATATTTAGTTCAACAAAATATTAAACCAGGTAATCAAAATATTACTGTTGAATATTCTCCTGATTCAAACAATGTGTTAATTTCAGCAAGTAATAATAGTTATACAGCTGGTGATGGTATTGCAATTTCTCGTGATAATATTGTTACAAATACTAAACCTGACCAAATTATTTCATTAAATCCTGGTAAAAATATTGCTATTACTGGTGATTATCCTAATTTTACAATTATTGGTACAAATGATGCAACATTAGTTGATTGGACACCAAATACTGAATATTCACAAGGAACGGTTGTTATTTATGAAAATGCATTATTTGAATGTATTGAAGACCATACATCTGATGTTGGATTTGATGAAAGTAAATGGAAAATTTTAGCAGGTTTTTCAGCAGCAAGAGAATTTTTTTATAATGCAACTGAAGAAACAACTTCAATTACTTTAACCGATGAAATTCCTAATAAAGAAGTTGTAATTATTAATGCTGGGGGCATTTTACAACAATCTCAAAATTATACATTAGAACCTGACCATAAAACAATTACTTTTATTAAACCAATTCCAGCTGGTGTAATAATTGAAGTTTTATCTATGGGAAATATGGTATTGCATACATATGATGAAAGAGCTAATATTATACAATGGCAAGTCGGATTATCATTTGCAAAAGGAAATGTTTGTATTTATGATAATGCAATGTATATTTGTCTTGAAGATAATATTGCTTCCGAACCTTTTGATAATTCAAAATGGCAATTATTAGCAGGTTATAATAAAATAAATTATTTTTTTGATATAGTTGATGAAACAAATACAATTACTTTACCTTCAGCAATTAATGATAAAAATTCATTAATGATTAATATTGGTAATACTTTAATTCAATCTGATAATTATGATATTGATTCAACAGGTACAATTATTACTTTTACTGATAATATTGAAAGTGGTGCAAGAGTTGAAGTAACAGTTTTTGGAAATATGACTTTAATAAATTCAGAATTACCAAGACCAGCATCACATTCATTAGAATATTTAAGAGTAAAACAAGATGAAAGTGGTTATGAATTAATTACTAAAGATGTTTTAAAAGAAGATTTAAATATTAAATCTTTAACAACATTTACTAATAATGCTGGTAAAATTCCACAAGTTAATGAAGATACATCAGATTTTAATTTAGTTGATACAAAAACTTTAGCAGGTGATATTAAATTAAGAAATACTCAAAATGGTTTTACTTCATCAATTACTTATGGTATAATACCTCAACCATATCCTGAACATCAAATTGAAGCAAATGATACAATTACTATTCAACCAGGTTCAATTATGGATTCAACAGGTACAGTTTTATTAGAAATTAGTTCTATTATTACTAAGAATCCTAATAAACCTTTTACATCAGGAAATAATAATGGTAGTTCATTAGAAGATGAACAAGAAACTTGGTTACAACCAGTAATGACAAGTAATACTCAACCATTAGGTACTGTTATAACTTCATCTTCTCAAACTGACCGTGAAGGTTATAGAGCTATGGATGGTTTAAAACAAACAGGTAATGGTTGGTTAACTGATGTTACATCAGCAACTTGGTATTATACTGCAATATATCCATTAAGAGTTACAGCTATTGATTTTTATAATCAAGGTTCTGGATTAGAAAATCGTTCAAAAGATATTGATATTTGGGTTCGTGAACCAAGTAATGTTGTTGCTTCATTTACTGCATTAAATGAAGATTATGGACATTCACACGTAAAAATTCCAACTCCACAAATAGATAAAACAATTGGTATTACAATTAAAAATTCATATGGTATTGCTGTTGGTGCAAATGAAATTGATATTATAGCAACTTTTTCAACTAGTATGAAACGTAATACTAAATTTAATGTATTTGTAATTGGTAATGATGATGGTAGTATTGTAGATATTGGTACAGATACAAAAGAAATACCTGTATTACCATCTGGTTATACCAAATATGCTAAAATTGGTTCATTTATAAGTAATAATGAATGGCATTTATATGATAATTATCCAACTCAAGATTTAAATACAATTGCTCAAAGTGGTGGTTTTGGTGGTATTTTATATTCTAATAAAATTGAAAATTGGGTAGAAGATGAAAATAAATTTGCAACAAAAATTATTGAACAATGGGGAACTTCTACACCAGTTTCAGGAGTTATTACTTTTCCAGAAGCATTTATAAATAAAACTTTATATGTAATGGCAAATGGTGTAAAAATTTTGACTTTTGATAAAACAGGTTTTACTATTGATACAAATATTACAGACCCAGTTAATTGGATAGCGAAAGGTTATTAATATGAGAATATTTTATAAAAAAGGTTTTTATTTTGAAGGAATTAATACATATATTCCTGATGGTGCGGTTGAAATTACGGAAGAACAACATAAAAAAATTTGTGAAGATATGAGTAAAGGTTATATTCTTCAAGAAACTGAAGATGGTTATCCATATACAAATATTAATTTAGATGAAGAAAAAAATAAGAAAATTCAAGAAATTGAAGATTGGTTTCAATTTGCAATTACAACACCTGTTAAATATACTAATGGATTGTATTATGAACCAGAATATTCTCAACAATATTATACTTTATTACAAAAATATTTAGATGATGATATGACATTAACTATTTGGGATGTTAGTGGAACAATAGAAAATAGTAAAAAAATGACAAAAAAAGAATTAACAGATTTAACAAAATTTTTAGCAGAAATTTATGAAAAAGAATATCAACATAAACGAAATGAATTAGCAAAATTATAAGGTTTTTTATGGATAAAATAAAGATTTCAAGATTAGTTGAAAAATTACCTGCATTAGAAAATAATGTTGGAAAACTAATTGTGAACAATTCAAATGACATATCATATATAGATAAAACAAAAATATCCAATTTAATGTATATTGATAATACAGTTAATTCATTTAAAATTACTGCTATTAATGGAACAACCATTACTATAACAAATGGTTCTGTATTAAGCCAAAATAATAAAATGATTAATTTTACTGGTGGGACATTTGATGTAAGTAAAAGTATTAATGATGGTGGTACAGCTGATAAAATAACTGAACGTTTATGGAATCAACCAATATTAACAAGTAATATTAGTAATAATTGTGAAGCATCGGCAAGTGATATAACAAGTACAACATATGATGCTTGGAAAGCATTTAATGGAACAAATTCATCAGAATCAGATGCGTGGGCATCATTAAATAATACAGCTTATCCACATTGGTTACAAATTAAAATACCTTTTCCAGTTAGAGTTGAAAAATTTGTTATTCAAAATAGAAATGAAGCAACTTCTTGCGGAATTGTATTTGATATTTTAGCATCTCAAGATGGAATAAATTGGGATACATTAGTTTCAGTTAATAATAAAGATATAGTTCCTAATACAGCAGCAAATGCAATTAATGAATATCAAGCTAAAGAAACTTTAAAAGAATATTCTTATTTTAGATATAATGGATTGTTATCAAATAGAGCAGCAGGATTAATAGGAATTAGTCGTTTTATTATTGTTGCATATTATCACGATTATAGAATTCCAAGTCAATATTATAATATTTTTGCAATTGGTAATGATAACGGTGAAAGTAAAATTTTAACTTCTATTGATGAAATACCAACATTACCAGATGGATATACAGAATTTGCAAAAATAGGATTTTTTAATGTTAATAATATGAATATAACTAATTATTATTATCCAACATTAACTTTAACAGAAGCATTTTCTCACGGAAATGTTATTGCTGAATCATTAGAAACAATTGGTTATAGAATTTATTCAGATGGATGGAAAATTCAATGGGGTAATAATGCTAATCCAACATTTCCAGTAGCTTTTACAAATATTCCACAAATTGTTGAAAGAGATGCAACAAATGTAACAACAACTGGAATGACAATTACAGCAAGAAATTGGAAAGTTGAAGGATATTAATATGACTAATAAAGTAAAAATTAATAGATTTGAACGCTCAATTCCAACTAATGAAAATGGAATTTTAAAAGTTAATGAAAATGCAACCGATTTAACTTTTATTAATCCAATTAATATTTCAGAAAAATATAATTTGTCAAATTCTTCAAAAGGATTAACATTAAAAATTTCTGGAAATCAATTAATTATTAAAAAAGGTTATACATATTTAGACAAAATATGTGACTATTTTCTTCATAATAATCAAACAAAAAAGCAAGATTTTCATTTAAAATATCCATTATGGGATATTACATCTACATATCAATTTCAACCAATGGATTTAAATATTGGAAATTATGAAACAAGATATTCAACTTTATTATATAATACAAATGGAGCAGGTGGAATTGATTCTTCATCTGGAACAACATTAAAACATTATCTTTGTCATATTAAAAATTATATGAATGAATTTGATATGATTATTTCTAGTTATGCTGATAAACCAATAATGAATGAAGGTGATACATTATTATATTATATACCAATTGAAACAGGTTATCATTTAAAAAAAATTTTAGATAAAAAATTTATTGAGTTTGAAAATGATACAATAATTGATTTAACAACAGCGTGGTCAACTCATTATCCTTCAATGAAATATGAAATTTGGTTAAATGAAAATAAAGAATTTTTTATTACTTATGGAAATGAATTTGGTAATATATTTCATAATAAATTAAAATGTAAAAAAATCGGTGATTTTATAACTGCTTCTGATAATGCTGATAATATTATTCGTTATTATCCAATGGAAGATTTAGCTACATCATATCAAAACAGATATATAATTAAAGAACAATCAGGTACAACAGGTTATAGAATTTATTCAGATGGTTGGAAAGAACAATGGGGGAATTTAGTAAATCCTGTTTTTCCAGTAGCATTTAATGAAATACCTTTATCTGTTGTTAGAGGAGCAACAGCAGTAACTCGTACTGGAATGACAATTGCTGCTGGTTATTGGTTTGCGAAAGGTTATTAAAAATGAGTATAAAAGTATCAAATGATAGATTAGAATTAAAAATTAATCCTTTTAATAATCCTGATTATATTGCAACATTTGTTGATAATAAAACTATTGATTATATTTCACAAGATAGTTTAAGTTCATTAATGAATTTAAGAGAATATATTAATGGTTTAACTTTAAAAAATTATGGAAATAGATTAATTATTAATGAAGGTTCATTTTTTGATACAGAAGATAATAAATTATATGTTTTTAATAAGCCAACTACAAAAACTCTTAAATTTGCTGATGAAAGTGAAATTGATTTAACTTCTGGTGAAATTTTATTTGAAAGTGATGTACCTCAAACAATACAAAAATTTTTACCATCTGGATTTTATATTATTACATTAGTTGGTGCTGGCGGTGGTGGTGCAGGAACACAATCAAGTAATTCATCTGCATCATCAGCAGGTGCATCTGGTTCAGCATATCAATGTAAACTTTTCTTAGCTGAAGGAGATTATACATTAACTGTTGGTGCTGGCGGTGAAGCTCGTTATGGATTAGATATGAATGCAACTGGTGGTACAGGTGGAAGTACAATATTTAAATTATCTGATAATGAAATTATCTCTACACCTGGTGGTTTTGGTGGACACTCTTGGTGGAGAAGTGGAGCAGAAGCTGCAAAAACAGGTGGATTAACAACAGTTACAAATTTTACAATTGAAGAAGAAGTATTTAATTTAAATGGTGTTTCTGGTGGTTATGGAGCAAATGGCGGTTATAAAAATGGTGGAACACCTATGTTTGAAAATTATGGAAAAGGTGGTGATTCAAATACCGCTGGTAGTAATACAGTTGCTTATGCTGGTTCATCAGGATATATGAAAATTGAATATTTTAATACACAATCTTTAGGTATAAATGTAACATATAATGTTTATTATGATTTTGTTGTTAATGATTTTATTTATACTAACGTTGAACCTACAAATAAAAGTAAATGGATTGGTAGATTTAAAGCTACATCATCACAATTAAGTTCTTATTTTCCAACCGAAGATTTAATTGAAAGTTTTGAAAATCATTTTATAATTGCAGAATCTCTTGGAACTATTGGTTATAGAATTTATTCAGATGGCTGGAAAGAACAATGGGGTAATAATGTTAATCCAGTATTTCCTGTTGCTTTTGAAGATATACCAGTAATAACAACTGTTGGAGCAACAAATATTACAACAACTGGTATGACTATTACAGCTGGTTATTGGCAAGCTGAAGGATATTAATATCCACAAGCATACCAATCTAAACCATCTGTCCAAGAATATTGTCCAATAATGATAGAATTATTATTTTTTGTAAAAATAAATGGTGGATAAGCTGTACTTAAACCATTTTGTGTGGAATATTTATTTGCACAAGATGTAAAAGTATAATTTGTATTAATGAATGATTTTTTAAATTGAATAGTTGTTGCAGTATAAGTATCATTTGTTGTTATTAATCCAGTTGTCCCACCTTGCTCTATCCAACCATCTGACCACACACGATACCATTCAGTTCCCTCTGACCAGGTTTCAATAATTCTACGAGAATTTTCTAAATTGGTTAATTTAATATTAATTTCATCTAATTTATCAATTAATTCATCAACACGTGAAATAGGTAATTTACTTGTATCTGTCATATTTTATCCTTTATTTCTATTTAATAAATAGAAATAAACAATTAAAAACCGCCTATTAAAGGCGGTTTTTATAAATAATTAAGTATTTTACATATTAGGTGTATTTTGTCTTATTGCTGACATTAACTTTAAATTAGTTTCAGTATCATCAATAATTAATCCTTCAACTGTTAATAATGAACCTGCAATTGAAGACCCATTTTCCAAAGCACAACGAACAACTTTGGTTGCATCTAAAATACCTGCATCAACTAAATTACAGAATTTATCGCATTTAGCATCATATCCCCAAGAATAATCATCATTATCTAATACTTTTTCAACAATGACTTCACCAGATTTTCCAGCATTTTCTGCAATTTTTTTCATTGGAGCACTTAAAGATTTTAATACAATTTCATATCCAACATTTTCATCATCTGTTGTAACAATATTATTTAATTCCTTAATAAGGTCTTTTTGTGCTCTTACTAATGATACTCCACCACCAGGTAAAATACCTTCTTCTAATGCTGCTCTCGTTGCACAAACGGCATCATCAACACGGTCTTTCTTTTCTTTAACTTCTGTTTCAGTTGCTCCACCAACTTTAATAACAGCAACACCGCCAATTAATTTAGCAAGTCTTTCACGAAGTTTTTCTTTATCATATGATGAATCGGTATTTTCAATTTCTTCAGAAATTTGTTTTGCTCTTTCATCAATAGCTTCTTTACTTCCGTGTCCACCAATAATAATTGTTTCAGTTGGTGTAATTCTAATTTTATCGCAAGAACCCAAATCATCAATAGTTACTTTTTCTAATTGAGCACCAAATTGAGTTGAAATAAAATTACCACCTGTTAAAATTGCAATATCTTCCATTTGAAATCTACGAATATCACCAAATGAAGGAGCTTTAACAGCACAAACTTTTAATCCTGCTTTAATTCTATTAATAACCAATGCTGATAATGGGTCATCTGCCATTTCATCGGCAATCATAATTAATGGACGACCAATTTCCATAACATTTTCTAACAAAGGAATAATAGATTGAAGATTGTTAATTTTACCATCATATAAGAAAATATATGGATTATCATACTCAACTAATTGTCTTTCTGGATTAGTCATAAAATATGGTGAAAGATAACCTTGGTCAAATTGTAAACCATCAACAATTTCTAATTCTGTCTTTAATCCCTTTGCTTCTTCAACAGTAACTACACCTTTTTCACCAACAACTTCAATTGCTTTAGCAATAAAATCACCAATTTCTGTATCACCATTTGCAGAAATAGTTGCCAATTGACGAATTTCTTCATTTGTTGTTACTTTTTTTGAATGTGATTTTAATGATTCAACTACAACCTTAACTGCATTTGAAATACCTTTTTGAATTTCAGTAGATTTACGACCTTTAGAAATTGACTTTAAACCTTCTTCAGCAATTGTAGATGCAATTATACAAGTTGCTGTTGTACCATCACCTGCATCTCTACCAGTTTTTTCAGATGCTTGAATAATCATTTTTGCACCTTCACCTTCAGAGTCCATTAGTGTAACAGATTTTGCAACAGTTACACCATCTTTTGTAACTTTTGGTGAACCCCAAGATTGTTGAATAGCAATTGTTCTACCAGCAGGACCAGCAGTAGCAGAAACAACATCTGCAACTGTTTTCATACCAGAATATAACGTACTACGAGCTTCATCACCTTTAATTACTTTTTTAATTGTCATAATTATTTTTTCTCCTTAACTTAAATTTATTTTTAATAATAACAAAAATTTTATAATTTTACAAAAATAATTTTAATGTATAATACCTAAAATATCTGTTTCTCTTAAAATTGTTTTTTCTTCATCGTTTAATTTAATAATTTGACCTGCAAATTTTCCAAATAAAACTCTATCTCCAACTTTAACTGTCATTGGTTGAATTTTTCCTGTTTCTTCATTATATAAACCATTTCCACACGCAATTACAACACCTGTTGATGGTTTTTCTTTTGCATTATCAGGAATAATAATTCCGCCGTTAGAAACACTTTTTTCTTCATCTTTTTCAATAACAACGAAATTAAATAAAGGTTGAATTTCTAATTTTTTTTCCATTTTTTTCTCCATAAAAAATAAGCTAACTTGTTTGTTAGCTTATTATATAGGAGAATAAAAATAATTGTCAAAAATAAAAATTAATTTTTTATTTCAAAACCCATTGTTGATAAATCAAAATCATCAGATGGAGATTTCATAAATGTTTGATTTGATAAATTTAATTCATCATCTATTAACATATTTTTATAATTATTATATACTCGTTCAAAGTATGTAATTAATTGTTCTCTGCACGGAAATTTTTTATATTTTCTAAAGAATATAGATAATTTTGGTAAAATAAATTCTTCATCAAATTTCATAAAACAATTATTCTTAATATAAACAT